ACCTATCTAAAGGATCGTTGGCGGGCGTAGATGGTAGGTTACAAACGCGGAACTATGAAAATAAGGAAGGTCAACGTGTATACGTTACGGAAGTTATTGCTGATAGTATTCAATTTTTAGAACCGAAAAACTCAAATGACACTCAACAAGATTTATATCAACAACAAGTACAACAAACACGTGGACAATCGCAATATTCAAATAACAAACCAGTAAAAGATAATCCGTTTGCGAATGCAAATGGTCCGATTGAACTAAATGATGATGATTTACCATTCTGATTTAACCGGTTTGAAAGTGAGGTGTGTATATGACTGGTTGGATAAAACTTCATAGAAAACTATTAGATTCGCCTATTTTTCAGAACGAAAAGTTATTCAAAGTATTTGCATATTGTCTTATGAAGGCTAGTCATAAGGATCATACACAGCTTGTTGGCAGACGAGTTGTTGAATTAGAAAAAGGTCAATTTGTGTTCGGGAGAAAGCGAGCAAGCGAAGAGTTACGTCTCAAAGAATCCACAGTAAGAGACTACATAAAGCTTTTAGAAAACCTTGGAACTATCGTCGTAAAGTCCGACAACAAATTTTCTGTTATAACCGTTGTCAATTGGGCGATTTATCAAAGTATGGAAGAAAATTCCGACAGCAAAAACGACAACAAATCAACAACAAATCAACAACAAATGGACAACAAATGGACAACAAATCAACAACAAATCAACACAAACAAGAATGTAAAGAATGGGGATAATGTAAAGAATGGTGAGAATGAGAAGAAGAAGGTAACCGCCTTCGACTTCTTCCAAGATAACGGATTCGGTTTCATAACTCCTTACAATTTAGACGATTTAAATTATTATCTTGATTCATTTGAAAATGATTCAGATCAAATAGTTACCGCATCACTTAAAATCGCTAAAGACAGAAATAAAGTTACTTGGGGATATGCTAAAAGCATTTTGAATACATGGCTTAATGCAAACTTGAAATCTATTGAACAAGTACGTGCATTTGAAAAGCAACAACTTGAAAGCAAAAAACAAAATTATAAACCTTTCGTTAAACAATCAAAAGAAAAAACACCCAAATGGCTCACAGACAGCACGAGAGAAACGAAAACGCCGGAAGTAGATGAAAACCTTGAGAAAGACAGAGAAGCTTTTATTAAGCGTCTAAATAGCAAATGGGAGTGATTGAAAATGGATGCATTTGATAAATACTATCTATTTGATCATGACGGCAACAAAATGTTTTCAGTTACACCACATTTTAAAGATGGTCGGCATTTAGTTGTTGGAATAAAAGAAACAAAATTTAATGGTCGTCGTTGGTATTTAGACGATTATGAATTAAATACACTTATTGATAATGAACAAATGGAGTTAGGACACCAAACAAGCTTATTTGAATATATATGAGGGATTACATGGAGATAGAAATTAAATTTAACGAAACTTTCGAGGCACCTATGGGCTCGCCTCGACCGCGTTTTAGCACAAAAGGTAGATATGCACACACATATATGCCTACAAAATATACAGAACATAAAAAATATTTACAAAATCAAATGCCAAAGCTAAATCTAGAAAATGCATTAAAAATTGAATTAGAGTTTTACTTTACTCCACCTAAATCATGGTCGAAGAAAAAGAAAACTCAAGCGATTGGACAATTAAAAGTAACTAAACCAGATATCGATAATTTGATGAAGACAGTTCTAGACGCTTGTAACAATTATTTGTGGAAAGATGACAATCAAATTGCAGAAATAACTAGCTCAAAGCGTTATGGAATTGAGCCCAAAATAATCATACGAATAGAAGAAATATAAGAGGTGGATAAAATGGCGAGAAAAGCAAGGATTGTAACAATAAATGATAAACCTTATAGGTTCAGTAAATTTGAAATGGAATTAATAGAAAGTCACGGTATAACCGCTGGAATGGTTTCTAAGAGAGTAAAAGACGGTTGGGAACTACATGAAGCAATGGACGCACCAGAAGGTACGCGTTTAAGCGAGTACAGAGAAAAGAAAACAATAGAAAGACTGGAACAAGCTAGACTCGAACGCAAATTGGAAAGAAAGCGAAAGAGAGAGGCTGAGCTAAGAAGAAAGAAGCCACACTTGTTTAATGTACCTCAGAAACATCCAAGAGGACGTTATGCGTGCTACCTGTTGGAAAACGACATATTCGTGAAAGTTAAGAAGTAGATCATGACAGATAACGCACGCAAAGAATACCTAAATCAATTCTTTGGATTTAAGAGATATCTGTATCAGGATAACGAACGAGTGGCACATATTCATGTAGTAAACGGCACTTATTACTTTCACGGGCATATCGTACCAGATTGGCAAGGTGTGAAAAAGACATTTGATACAGCGGAAGAGCTTGAAACATATATAAAGCAACATGGTTTGGAATACGAGGAACAGAAGCAACTAACTTTATTTTAGAGGAGATGGAAACAATGAAAATCAAAGTTAAAAAAGAAATGCTATTAGACGAGTTAATTAAATGGGCGCGAGAAAATCCGGAGCTATCACAAGGGAAAATATTTTTTTCAACAGGATTTAGTGATGGATTCGTTCGTTTTCATCCAAATACAAATAAGTGTTCGACGTCAATTTTTATTCCAATTGATATCCCCTTCATAGTTGATATTGAAAAAGAAGTAACGGAAGAGACTAAGTTTGATAGGTTGTTAGAGGTATATGAGATTCAAGAAGGAGTCTATATGTCAGCGTTACACACAAGTATTAGTATCAACGAACGTTTAGAGAACACGTTTTTCCCTACCAAAGCATTCTACATCTTGAACGACGGCCTAACTATGACGTTAATCTGGAAAGATGGGGAGTTGCTAGTATGATGTTGAAATTTAAAGCTTGGGATAAAGATAAAAAAGTTATGAGTATTATTGACGAAATCGATTTTAATAGTGGGTACATTTTGATTTCAACAGGTTATAAAAGTTTCAATGAAGTAAAACTATTACAATACACAGGATTTAAAGATGTGCACGGTGTGGAGATTTATGAAGGGGATATTGTTCAAGATTGTTATTCGAGAGAAGTAAGTTTTATCGAGTTTAAAGAAGGAGCCTTTTATATAACTTTTAGCAATGTAACTGAATTACTAAGTGAAAATGACGATATTATTGAAATTGTTGGAAATATTTTTGAAAATGAGATGCTATTGGAGGTTATGAGATGACGTTCACCTTATCAGATGAACAATATAAAAATCTTTGTACTAACTCTAACAAGTTATTAGATAAACTTCACAAAGCATTAAAAGATCGTGAAGAGTACAAGAAGCAACGATATGAGCTTATTGGGGTTATAGCGAAGTTACGAGATTGTAACAAAGAACTGGAGAAGAAAGCAAGCGCATGGGATAGGTATTGCAAGAGCGTTGAAAGAGATTTAATAAACAAATTCGGTAACGATGATGAAAGAGTTAAATTCGGAATGGAATTAAACAATAAAATTTTTATGGAGGATGACACAAATGAATAATCGCGAAAAAATCGAACAGTCCGTTATTAGTGCTAGTGCGTATAACGGTAATGACACAGAGGGATTACTAAAAGAGGTTGAAGACGTGTATAAGAAAGCGCAAGCGTTTGATGAAATACTTGAGGGTTTACCTAATGTATGCAAGATGCACTCAAAGAAGATATTGAACTTGATGAAGCAGTAGGGATTATGACGGGTCAAGTTGTCTATAAATATGAGGAGGAATAGGAAAATGACTAACACATTACAAGTAAAACTATTATCAGAAAATGCTAGAATGCCCGAACGAAATCATAAGACGGATGCAGGTTATGACATATTCTCAGCTGAAACTGTCGTACTTGAGCCACAAGAAAAGGCAGTGATCAAAACAGATGTAGCTGTAAGCATACCAGAGGGCTATGTCGGACTATTAACTAGCCGTAGTGGTGTAAGTAGTAAAACGCATTTAGTGATTGAAACAGGCAAGATAGACGCGGGATATCACGGCAATTTAGGGATTAATATCAAGAATGACGCTATTGCATCGAATGGTTATATCACACCAGGTGTTTTTGATATTAAAGGAGAAATCGATTTGAGTGACGCCATAAGACAATATGGAACTTATCAAATCAACGAAGGCGACAAACTAGCTCAATTGGTTATCGTGCCTATATGGACACCTGAACTAAAGCAAGTGGAGGAATTCGAGTGTGTTTCAGAACGTGGAGCAAAAGGCTTCGGAAGTAGCGGAGTATAAAGACATCTTAGATCGAGTCAAGGAGGTTTTGGGGAAGTGACACAATACCTAGTCACAACATTCAAAGATTCAACAGGACGTAAACATACACACATAACTAAAGCTAAGAGCAATCAAAGGTTTACAGTTGTTGAGGCAGAGAGTAAAGAAGAAGCGAAAGAGAGGTACGAGGCGCAAGTTAAAAGGGATGCAGTTATTAAATTAGGTCAGTTGTTTGAAAATATAAGGGAGTGTGGGAAATGATTAAACAAATATTGAGACTATTATTCTTACTAGCGATGTATGAGTTAGGTAAGTATGTAACTGAGCAAGTATATATTATGATGACGGCTAATGATGATGTAGAGGCGCCAAGTGACTTCGCAAAGTTGAGTGATCAGTCTGATTTGATGAGGGCGGAGGTGTCGGAGTAGATGATGTGGTTCATCATAGCAATTATATTACTAGTCATCTTATTGTTTGGTGTAATGTTGCAAGCTGAACAGTTAAAAGGTGATGTGAAAGTTAAAGAGCGAGAGATAGAGATATTAAGAAGCAGATTGAGACACTTTGAAGATTAAACATATTTGTACGGAGGGTATTCATGACTAAAAAGAAATACGGATTAAAATTATCAACAGTTCGAAAGTTAGAAGATGAGTTGTGTGATTATCCTAATTATCATAAGCAACTCGAAGATTTAAGAAGTGAAATAATGACACCATGGATTCCAACAGATACAAATATAGGCGGGGAATTTGTACCGTCTAATACATCGAAAACAGAAATGGCAGTAACTAATTATCTTTGTAGTATACGAAGAGGTAAAATCCTCGAGTTTAAGAGTGCAATTGAACGTATAATCAACACATCAAGTAGGAAAGAACGCGAGTTCATTCAAGAGTATTATTTTAATAAAAAGGAGTTAGTAAAAGTTTGTGATGACATACACATTTCTGATAGAACTGCTCATAGAATCAAAAGGAAAATCATATCTAGATTGGCGGAAGAGTTAGGGGAAGAGTGAAATTGGCAGTAAAGTGGCAGTTTTTGATACCTAAAATGAGATATTATGATAGTGTAGGATATTGATTATCTTACTGCGTTTCCCTTATCGCAATTAGGAATAAAGGATCTATGTGGGTTGGCTGATTATAGCCAATCCTTTTTTAATTTTAAAAAGCGTATAGCGCGAGAGTTGGTGGTAAATGAAATGAACGAAAAACAAAAGAGATTCGCAGATGAATATATAATGAATGGATGTAATGGTAAAAAAGCAGCAATTTCAGCAGGTTATAGTAAGAAAACAGCAGAGTCTTTAGCAAGTCGATTGTTAAGAAATGTTAATGTTTCGGAATATATTAAAGAACGATTAGAACAGATACAAGAAGAGCGTTTAATGAGTATTACAGAAGCTTTAGCGTTATCTGCTTCTATTGCTAGAGGAGAACCTCAAGAGGCTTACAGTAAGAAATATGACCATTTAAACGATGAAGTGGAAAAAGAGGTTACTTACACAATCACACCAACTTTTGAAGAGCGTCAGAGATCTATTGACCACATACTAAAAGTACATGGTGCGTATATCGATAAAAAAGAAATTACTCAGAAGAATATTGAGATTAATATTGGTGAGTACGATGACGAAAGTTAAATTAAACTTTAACAAACCATCTAATGTTTTCAACAGAAACATATTCGAAATACTAACCAATTACGATAACTTCACTGAAGTACATTACGGTGGAGGTTCGAGCGGTAAGTCTCACGGCGTTATACAAAAAGTTGTACTTAAAGCATTGCAAGACTGGAAATATCCTAGGCGTATACTATGGCTTAGAAAAGTCCAATCAACAATTAAAGATAGTTTATTCGAAGATGTCAAAGATTGTTTGATAAACTTCGGTATTTGGGACATGTGCCTTTGGAATAAGACTGATAACAAAGTTGAATTGCCAAACGGCGCAGTTTTTTTGTTTAAAGGATTAGATAACCCAGAGAAAATAAAGTCGATAAAAGGCATATCAGACATAGTCATGGAAGAAGCGTCTGAATTCACACTAAATGATTACACGCAATTAACGTTGCGTTTGAGGGAGCGTAAACACGTGAATAAGCAAATATTTTTGATGTTTAACCCAGTATCTAAACTGAATTGGGTTTATAAGTATTTCTTTGAACATGGTGAACCAATGGAAAATGTCATGATTAGACAATCTAGTTATCGAGATAATAAGTTTCTTGATGAAATGACACGACAAAACTTAGAGTTGTTAGCAAATCGTAATCCAGCATATTACAAAATTTATGCGTTAGGTGAATTTGCTACACTAGACAAATTGGTTTTCCCTAAGTATGAAAAACGTTTAATAAATAAAGATGAGTTAAGACATTTACCTTCTTATTTTGGATTGGACTTTGGCTACGTTAATGATCCTAGTGCTTTTATACATTCTAAAATAGATGTAAAGAAAAAGAAATTATACATCATTGAAGAGTATGTTAAACAAGGTATGCTGAATGATGAAATAGCTAATGTCATAAAGCAACTTGGTTATGCTAAAGAAGAAATTACAGCAGATAGTGCAGAACAAAAAAGTATAGCTGAATTAAGGAATCTAGGACTTAAAAGGATTTTACCAACCAAAAAAGGGAAGGGCTCGGTTGTGCAAGGGTTACAATTCTTAATGCAATTTGAAATCATTGTTGATGAACGTTGTTTCAAGACTATTGAAGAGTTTGACAACTACACATGGCAAAAGGACAAAGATACAGGTGAATATACCAATGAACCAGTAGATACATACAATCATTGTATCGATTCGTTGCGTTATTCAGTGGAACGATTCTACAGACCGGTTAGAAAACGCACAAATGTCAGTTCGAAAGTTGACACAATAAAATCTCTAGGATTATAGGAGGGAACAAATGTTAAAGGCAAACGAATTTGAAACGGATACTGATTTACGAGAAAACAGAAATTACTTGTTTAACG